CATTTTCAAATTTAACACCTTTATTCATTCTTTTTGTTGCCATAGTGAATTATTTAATATTTAATTGTTTTTACTTATTAGATTACAAATATACTGTTTTTTTTTATATATACAAAAATATAACAGTCTTATTTCTGTTTTTAATTAAAGCCACCTGGTGAATATATAAAACCTTCTGCTTCCATACTTTTTATAATATCATCTTTTGTTCTTGTTTCATCATTAACCTCCCAAACAGCTTCCATCATTTCAGCGTCTCCATAGATTCCTGCTTTATTTAATGCATCAATTACATTTTGTGATAGACTGTGTGAGCCTAAACTATCATCCATTCCAGCACCAATCTCTTCAAATAATGCAACGCAAGGTGGTTCACCATCTTCTGATATCCAAACATCAAAATACCAATCTTTAGGTTGTTTAGTGTTTGTTGCGTTGTTTGGTGTGTTGTTAAATTCGTTTACATGTTTCATATTTTCTTTGTTTTTTGTTTTTTCTTCGTTTTCTAATTTTTCAATAAACTCTTTTTCTTTCTTTTCTTTTTCTGCTTTGAAAATGGGTGCTAGATGATCAATAACATGATTAAATTTATCAGTGTCATTTTTAAAATCCCACTCTGGAACATTTGAAAAATCAATATCATATAATTCAGATAAAAATTTATGATCAGACATAATGACAGGTAAAGAATCACCTTTATTTATTCTTACTACATTTTCTGTAATAAGAACAGTCTTATCAAACCTTAGAGTTGCAGTATATGAATAATCATTGTTATCAGTTAGAAACACATTCATTTTATCTTTTTCTAATGAAATAGGTTCTATTCTACAAACAAAAGGATTTTCGTCAATTTTAATCCAAGTAGCAGGATCAATTAGGTTACTAACAATTTTTTCAAGTTCTAATTCAAGATTAAAATCTCTCTTTTCAAACTCAATAGTACTATCAAGAAGTTCTTTTAATAATTTAACTAAATTGTTATCATATTCCAACAACGCTTCTTCTCTCCTTTTCATTTTTTCTTGATGTTTTTTTACGACATCATCCCAAAGTTCTTTTTGTTTTTCTTCATGTTCTTTTTGTTTGATTTTTTCATATTCCTCTGGATCCTTTTTGTATAAGATTGAATCTTTAATTTCTAAAATTCTATATTCATCTTTAATCTCTTCAATAAACTCTGAAAAATCTTTATCTTCAGATAATTTATCATTAAGCTTATATTTTAGTTCATCTATATTATTTTCTTCAGTGAAGAATACACTAGGTGCAAATTTTTCAATCTTCACATCACACTCAGAAATTAATTCTTCTAAGATTAGTGTTTGATTAAATTCAAATAATTCTTTATCTAATTTTGAACCATTTTTAATGACATATATCAAATGACCATCTATATCTTCTGTTTTGATAAGGTGATAATTATATTCCACATCTTGTGTGAAAAGTTTCATTAAATTTTTTTTCTTGTTCATTATTTTTTAAGTTAAAAATAGTAGGCGATTTCTCACCTACTATTTATTTTTAGTCTTGTTTACCGATATTTTCAATTTGTTTAACTCTACCATTATCGTGTGCAATAGGACATTTAGTTGCTGTTGATAATATTAAAGTTTTTGTTTTAACATTTTTGAAATCTAATGAATCTGTGTAGCCATCAGTTAAGATAACAGTATTATACATATAGATTTTATTTTTCTTATCAGTCATAAAATCAATACCTGGCATAAGAGTTGTTCCACCTAATCCACGAATTTTCATTATTTCAAGTTGTTTCTTATCTTTCACTTTAAGAACTTGTTGAATTTGAGCATCACATTGAATAAGATTCATTTGAATGTCATTTTGAAAGATATAAGAAAGAACTTTTTCAAATTCACCGCTCATAGAACCAGATGTATCAAGAAGAACATTAATCTCATTCTTATATTTCTTTTGTCCTTTTAGTCCAGAAATACCTCTACGGTTTGGACGAACAATAGTTTTTTCCTTCTTTGAACCAAAGATATGATTACTCATAGTTCTTTTGATTTCTTTCAAATAGTCTTTTCTTGTTTTACGAAGTTTATTAAGAATCGCTTCAACTTCACCACTATTCAAACCACGGTTTTTTAACCTAGTTATAGCAGCTTCAACAATTTCTCTTTTTAATTCTTGAGGAATATCGTCACCTAAATGTGCATCAAGAGTATTTTGTTCTTCTCTTTCTTCACCTTCAAAAATAGTTTCTAGTGAATAACACTCAGCGTCATTTTTACCATACTTACCATATCTATCATTACCAGATGTGTCAGTGTCACCTTGACGAGATTTGTTATTTTCATTTTCATGTCCACAATTTGGACATTTGTTGCTACCACCTTCTCCTCCACCTTCTTGTCCTCCACCTTCTCCTTCTCCTTGTCCTTGTCCTTCTCCTTCTCCTTCTCCTTGTCCTTGTCCACCTTCTTCTCCTTGTTGGTCACTTGGTTCTCCTTTTCCTTTTCCGTTTTTTGGTTTACCTTTATCACCTTCATTTTCACCAGGTTTGTCCATAGATGAGCCGCATTTAGAACATTTTCCAGTTTGTTTTCGCATTTCTTTAATCTGCTCTTTATTTTTTTCTTGCCATTCTCTTTTTTTATTAACATACCATTCATATAAATTTTCAAAGATAGCTTCACCTTTATATTCTTTAGGAATAAATAACGCACTATTCTTTTTAAATTGATCTTGTGTTATGCTGATGAAAGGCTTTGATCCTTGTCCAAGTCCTTGTTGTTTCATGATTTCATCATAAATAATTTGATTTATAATCATATCTTGAACAACATTTGCTGATCTCTGATTATAACCTACACTTCTTTTGACGTGATCAAAAAGAAGGTGAAATTCTTCATGTATTAAAAGGAAGTTGATTTCAGGTTGTGGTAAACTATCAATGAACTTACGATCCCAATAGAAATTCATACCTGAAGATGTCACATTAACACCAGCAGTTGGTATATAAGGATTGTTTTTTGATTCATAAAAGTTAATAAATAATGCAAACTCACCATAGTAAGGTAAAACACCAGTTGCCATAAATGCCACAACAGCTTCTGTGAGTTTTTTGTGTATTTGATCAGGAATTACATGTTTATAAAAATCTATCATTGCTATTTTTTTTTAAGTATTTGTTTGAGTACAAATATAATAATTTTTTCTTACAAAAACAATTTTTAATTACTTTTTCTAAAAAGTTTGAATTTGGTTTCTTTTAACCCAATAATTGGCAATTAAATAACCACCTATTAAACCACCTAAATGTGCAAAATGTCCAACTCCGAAACCAAATGTTGGATTTATTAATGATAATAAACCAAACACTAACGAAAACGCACCAAAACCATAAATTAGATTTTTAATTTTCATAGGTATCACAAAAAAGAACATAACCTTAGCCTCAGGCGCAATAAATAGATAAGCTGCTAATAATCCTGATAATGCACCAGATGCACCAACTGCTGGTCCTATACCAAGAAACATCCAAAGAAGACTTGATACTAATCCACTTAGAAAATATAATTGTAAAAACTTTTTTGTTCCAATTACATTTTCTATTTGGTTACCAAATGACCATAACATAATCATATTAAGTACTAAATGGAGAAGACCACCATGTAGAAACATTGTTGTTAATACTTGATAAAACATGAAATTTGGACTACTAACAGGATATAATGCATATTGTGTTACCAATGGTATAAAATATGAAATGATAAATAAAATTACATTAATAAGAATTAGGCTTCTTACAGCGTTGGTTGAATTACCAATGGATGTGAATTTGTAAATTTTTTCTTTTTTCTTCTGAGTTTTCTTTTTCTTTTCTTTATATTCTTCATATTCAGGCGTTCTGAATATTTTTTTAATTTCTTTTCCTTTTAAATCAAAATTATATTCATTTTTATTTTTCATATTTTCTTTTTGTTGAAAATTTATACATTTTACTTAATTCTACATGATATTTAATATCTCTCCAATTTTTTCTTAATTGTTTTTTAGTTTTTCCTTCTAATTTTTTATTTAGAAGCATTTCTAACCATAAATTGATATTTATGAAATTTTTAGCATGAAGAAGAATGGCATAAATATACCATCTTTTTCTCCATGTTTTTATATACCATTTGGACCCTTCGTAAGAAATCATCCGTTGTGATCTATTTCTTGGATTTTTTTTATTACTTTTTTCTTAATAATATTTCTACCCTTTTTTATTTGAGATTTTATAGTAGAAAGATTGATGTTTAACTGTTCAGAAATTTCTTTATAAGCCATACCTTCTAGTTCTCTCATGATTAGAACTTTTTTGTATTTAGAATCTTTTTCAGGTAGATTATAAATAGTTTCTTTAATTAAATTTGCCTTTTTAACAAAAATATTATATTCTTCTAAAATATTTTTACCATCATCATAAGGTATCAAATTAGATAATTTAAAATTTTCTGCCATTTCTTTATCTAAAGAATTGGTAGTTAATCTTTTTTTATCTTTGTGTGCCTTTTTAACAATGTTTTCAGTAATTTTATAAATCCAAGTGTTAACTTGTGCGCCACCTTCTTCAGGTCGTTTGTATGTACTGATGTTCAATAAAGCTTGAATAAAAGCTTCTTCTACATGATCTTCTGATGTTTCAGTATCTTTAGTATATTTTGAAATATACCACATTAATTTAGGTTTGTAATTTTTATAAAAATTTTGGAAATTAAGTCCTGTGCGCTCTTCAAACCTATCTTCTAGTTCATTTATCTTGTCGTTTTTTCTCATAGTTATGTTATTTGAACCTATATATAGTAAAAAAATAAATAAAAGTTTATTTATTTAGTGATTTTTTTTATAAATATTATAACAAATATAGTAACTAATATTTAGAATACCAAATTTGTCATTAAATTGAATCAAGAGCTTCAATTATTCTTCTTGATTCTCTTGAGATAATTGAAGTATCCGAATCTTTGAACAATTCTACATAAGCGTTGTGTAGCATTTTTGCGTTAATTTCAATGTTTTCAGACTCACTAATTTTATCAAGTTTGTCTCCAGTCAAATTAGTTAATGTGTTATAGTTTTTAATACCATAATTATAAACTAAACTTTTACCTAAGGCACGAAGTTTTAATTCAACTGATTTAAGATATTTACCATCTTTATAGAGAATAGATTTAGCAAAATCTACAATTTTAACATTTTTGTTTTTCAAATCTTCAATTGTTTTGATATGAAAATCAATATTGATGTTGAAATTGATTAAGTTGTCAGAAAATGATTTGATTTTATCAGGTAACGAAGATTTGTAATGCTTGTTGCTAAAGCTTGTTAAGATTGTATATGATTGCGGTCTTTGACCTTTATTAACTTTGATTAAACCAACACTCATCGATAATGCTCTTGATTTGTCAGTAGAATTTAAAATACTAATCATTTTCTCATATCTTTCGTTGTCAATGTATAATTCATCACCAATTAAACGAAGTTCTTGAACACCACTTATAATCCTAAGAGAATATCTTTCAGGTGTAAAATAATTTAGAACTTCAGATAAAATTGATTTTGAGAAACTGGTGAAATCAAAATTGTAATAAATTTTAGAAACTTCAGTTCTACATATTTCACGTTCATCATACTTTGTTACTAACCAACCATTTTCTAATGTATTTGAAAACTTAGAAAGATCCTCATTAACTTTAACTGAATCAAAAATTTTTGTGATTGCTACTCTCCTGTTTGTTGTGAAATATCTCATAATTTTTTTTGATGTTTAATTGTTTAACCTTTATTGATATACAAAGATACTAATAATTACACTACTAACCAAATTATTTATTATTTAAATTTTCTAATTTAATCTTTCTGAGAAGTTTTTCATCATCTGTTTCCCAAGTTGGACAGTTACCATCATCCTCATAGTCATAGCAATATTCTTGCTTATCACATTTATATGAGTCATAAGAATGTGTGTGATGTTTACACGACCAACATTTTTTAAATATTGGATTGGAAGAACATTTTTCTTCGTGTTTAACCATATCATCTTTAAAAACTTCAATATGGTAGCAAAAATCACATTTCCAAACTTTTTTCATTAACCAAATTTATTTTCTAGTAAGAAATTGAAAATCAAAACCAATAGTTTCTTTTTTACCATCCAATAGAGTGATAAAAACATTTTTTCTACTGACTTTCTTTACAACACCACCATTAGGGTATTTTTTAGTAAATAAACAATTTGGAATAAATTTAACCTTATCATTGATCTGGAAATCATTTTTCTTTACTTCTTCATTCCAGCCACTCCATAACGGAGAAATAACTTTAGGATCTAATAATGTTACCATTACATCTTTATAGTTGCTGTTTTTTGAGTTGATTTGAATAAATTTGTCAATTGCATTGAATGCTTTATTGTCCATTGCTAATTTACCTGATGCTTTAGCGCCACCCCAACTATTTGTAAAATTACCATTTGGTGTTCTTAATGTAATGTAGTCGTGTTGAATGTTTAGAGATAAACCATTTTTTCCTTTAACAATAGCCATATTTTTTCTTTTTGATTAGATAACAAAGATACGAATAAATTACTTAACAACAAACAACAAAGGAATTATGTCAAAATAATCATATCTTGCATGTTTTTCTTACTTTTTTTTGAAAAAACAATTTAATATATAAATAAAAGTAAAAACAATCATGTATATAAAAAATTGATTTTTTTTATAAAAATAATTTAATATATACATAAAAAATAATTAATAAAATTATGCCAATCAAAGACAAAGATTTCGGAAAATACAAAAGACCAGGTATTTTCATTAATGAGATTGATAGTAGTGTAATAGAACTTCCAGTACAGGATGTTCTTATTAACTTAGTTCCTGGTTTTTCTAAAAAAGGACCTTTCAATACGCCAATTTATGTTACAAATCCAAGCGATTTTGAAGCTATATATGGTGAAGATGATAGAAGATTAGAAAATAAAGGATCATTTTTTCATAAAACTGTAAAGCAAATGTTAAAAAATGGACCTGTTTGGGCTCTTAATCTCTTAGCAACTAATCCTAATAGAGATAAGGTTGACTGGCAATCTATTTCAGTTTCAGCACAATACGAAAATGGTACTGTTACACGTTCTGCTTATGAATCATTTTTCAATCGTCAAGACTTTTGGGAAAGAGATCCAGATGCATTCTTAAATGTTGTTAAAGCTAGTAATTATGGTGTACAAGATGACACTAGACTTTTCCATATTACTAACATGGGTGATAAAGATATTACAGTGTTTATGTATAAATCAGATATCACAGGTTTTAATGTGACAGCAGAAGAATGGTATGGTAATAAAACTAAAGTTCCTCCATATATTGATTACAGAGAGTGGATATCAGACTATATGGTGTCAGTTACTGCATTAGCAGGAGATTGGTCAGACTATAGAACATTATCTAACGATCCTACTTATAGCAAATATTTCAATAAAAATGGTTTGATTAAAGGTAAAGTTGATGATCTTCTTAACGAAAGAACAGTTAATGTTTTAGCTAAATACGATGTTTCTTTAATACCATATTTCAAAGATCTTGATAATAGAGACATGTACATTAAGAGTATTGTTAATAACAATACAGATAAAACTGGATTATTCTGTACTTATAATGAAGATTCACTTTTAGAGGCAGATTTTAAACTTGGTAATCTTGATGTTATTGGTGATGTTCTTGTTGGACAAGACATTAGTAGTATCAAATTTATGTCATATGAAACATCTCTTAGAGAAGAATTATCATATCCACAAACATATCTTGATTCAGGTAATAACGTTATTACAAATAGTGTTAATAGCTACGATGAAGATTATTTATCTGGTGGAGTGAATGATAGATCTGGTGTATTTACAAATGGACACACATATGGATTGACTTATGATTCTGCTGTATCTGGTGAAACAACTTGTACAGTCAATTTCGCTGGTAGTGCTACAGCATATTATGTTATTAATGGTACACTTGTTAGTGGATTTACAACAGCTACAGATGGTGTTGTTACTCTTAGTGCAATTACATATGCAAATACCTTAGCATCAAGATATGATGTTTTATACCTTACTAATGATAATACTATTAATGTTTTATATGGAACAGAAGCATCTACACTTACAGGTGCAGCTAAACCAGATTATACTCTTAGTTTAGATAGTACAATTATATTAGGATATGTTTTTCATGAAAAATCAGGTTCAACATACACTTTAACATATAGTGATGTTACAGTTGATGGTAGTAGTGGATATGTTCCTATTGGTACAACCTCTGGATATGAAACAGTTATAACTGATTCTAATGATACATTAGGATATTATATGAATATAGAGTTTGGTGGTACATCTGGCTCAACTGGAGTTTATTCTGATTATCAAAAACTTAGAATATTACAAGCATTTAATGAGATGTATGATACAGTTTCAACTCAAAGTGTGTTAGTTAAATTTTCTGGTGCTACCGCTGACGCTGGTGATAAAGTTCCTTTAACATCTGTTGTTCCAGTTGATTCAACAACTACAACAAATGCAAGCATAAAGGTTTATTGTGATACACCTGATGAGTGTCATTATGGTAATGTGTTCTTATTGTATTATGTAGATAATGAATTTTTATTACATGAAAATACTGTAAATACTGATACATTATTGACTAGATACGATGTTTTAGGTACAACTGTTACTAATGGTATAGTAGCTAAATATTCACAATTCTACCTAGATTATTATAATGGTGTTATCAATAACTTAGATACATTTTATGTAGATAATGATAGTGGAACAACAAATAAGATATATTTGAAAATGTATATAGATCAAAATGATCTTCTTACAGTTAATTTCTTATCTTCAATTGATCCTGATACATCTTATTCAGTTAGTCATACTGATTGGGATGACTCTACAAAATATAATAAAATTTTGAAAGTACATTCTAATAATTCTAACTGGCAACAATCAGTAGAAATTGAAGACTGGGTAGGTGATGATCAAACAACTTGTCAAGAAATTAAAGTTGATAAAAATAGATACTCAGAAGTAACTAGAGGTAGTTTCTTACAAGCTTATTATGATGTTTCTAATTGGGCAACTGGCGGAGCAGGTTATCTTGAAGGTTCAGTTCCAAGAAAATTCACAAGAATTATAGATGTTAAAAATGATCCAACAGACGTAAACTTGAAAATACTTTATACTGACGCACCAATTAGAATTGCTGATTATAATATTACTACAGGTACTACACAAATTGATTATCAAACATTTACGTATCCTTCAATTGATGCCTATGTTACTGAGTATAAAGCGTTGAAAATATCTCCGTTCACAGTACACACAGATTCAATACCTGATGGTACTGACGCAAGACAAAATTCAATTTTAGATCTTCTTGCAATGAGTACAAATCTAGCAAAAGGATTAGCAAGTAAAAATAAAATATCTTGGAGATATCTTGTTGATTCATTTGGTTTAGGACTTGTTCCCGTTGAGAATTTTGGTTCAAAACAACAATTAGCTGACCTTTGTGGTATGAAATTGAATGCAATGGGCTTCCTTAATATGCCAAGTGCTAAAATTTTCAAAGAATCTACAAATCCTTCTTTTGTTGATGCTGATGGTAACCTTAGTATAGAATACGTTAAAGATGGTGCAGATGATAGTAAGAATCCAGATTTTTATTACCAATTCGCACAAAGACACGGTGAAGTTGATGGTAGAAGTTGTGTTGGTTATTTCTTCCCATATATTAAAATATATGATAATGGAATACCAAAATGGGTTCCACCTGCTATGTATGCAGCAACAACTTATATGAATAAGTTTACGTCTAACGTAGCTGGTTTAGTGCCTTGGACAATAGCCGCTGGTATTACTAATGGTAGAGTTCCAGGAATTACTAAAACAGAAATGGATTTTACTGATACTGATCTTGAATTCCTACATGCAATGAACGCTAATCCAATTGTTTACAAAGTTAATAATGGATATTGTATAAACGACGAGAATTCAGCACAAGTGTTCCCTTATAGCTCACTTAGCTTCTTACATTCAAGAGAAGTTCTTATAGAACTTGAAAATAGATTGTATGATATGTTATTGAGATATCAGTGGAGTTTTAATACAGCAGAGATTAGAGCAGAGATTAAGTATCGTGCTGACAAAATCTGTAAAGATATGTTAGATAATGACGCATTCTATGATTTCTGGAATGTTTGTGACATAACTAATAACACAGATTATGTTATTGGTCTACAAATGGGTGTTCTTGATACTTACGTTGAAATCATTGAAGGTATGGGTATTATTGTAAATAATATCACAATCTTGAAAAAAGGTGACATTCAATCAGGTGGTTTCCAATAAAAACCAAAAATAGACTAAATAAAAAAAGGGAGAATTTAATTCTCCCTTTTTTATTTTTAAATTTAAATAGGTTTTTTGTGTTAAATATATAAGAAACATTTTATTTACCTTGTAATTGTTAACCTTAGAATGAACCTTTAGTTGTCCATGTACCCCCACTCAATGATTGAAATAACATTGTTGATCCGCTTACACCCATTCTCCAACTTCCATCAGTTGTTTTATCACCAAGATATACGTAATTGTCAGTACTATCAATAAACATAACCTTATCATACTTCGTGGTTGTATCATCCATATCAACTATTCTCAAACCATTTCTATAATGACCATAACCAGTTACTTCTGGATCATTTGACCAAGCAGCTCCACCCATAACTAACTTAGATGAATTAAATAAAAAATAACTATTAAAATCACTACCTGTTTTAGTTATATTAGTTACACCAGATAATGTTAAGATTTTATTATTAGTACTAAAACTACCACCACCATCAAGTAATAATGTAAAATTATTAACAGTTAATTGGTTATACATTGTTACAGTACAAGTTTTATATACAACTATTGCTCTTGCACCTAAAGTTGGATGTGATATGGTTGTTGTTCCTACAAAACTAAACACTGAAGTTGATTGTAAACGTACAACACAATTATCACCAATTAGTTCACAATTACCAAATGTGACACCAAGACTTGCGCTTAATGAGATTGTTCTATATGTGCTGGTTATTTTTACATCTTCAAACGAAACATCTGAATTCCTGAAATCTAACCCAGCATATGAATTATCGGTAAAATTCATTTCACAATCAATAAAACTGAAGTTAGAATTTTTAAT